CAGCGTTCCATCGTTCGATGATTTCGCCAGTCTCACCATCATAGGCAAGTTCGCGGCCCTCAACACTTAGGCCATCTTTGCCATTCGCGCCATCTCGACCATCCTCGCCATCCTTGCCGACGACAGGGCCGAGCGTCTTGACCGTGCCATTGGTGAGCGTGACGACAAGCTGGCCATCGCGATCGATGATGGCGCCGCCAAGACCAACGCCATCGGCGCCAGTCTCGCCTCTTTCTCCCTTGGCACCCTGCGGACCCGGAACGCCGTCTGCACCATCCTTGCCATGCCTGATCGGATGCTCTTTGAAATATTCGGCAACTCCTGAAGCGACAATCAAATCGATAACAACTCGTATCTCGGGAGACTTTGAAAGCTCAATGGCAAGGGCACGCATATCGACTGGCGGCGCGTCCTTCCCCGGATCGCCTTTTTCGCCCTATGCTCCGACAGCGCCATCCGCCCCGCGCTCACCCTGCGGCCCCTACGGACCGATTTGGCCGTGTTCGCCGGCAACTCCAGGATCGCCCTTTTCTCCCTTGAGAAAATTTGCAGATTTTTCGAAATAATCCTTGACCGTCGCCAAAACCGCTAGATCGATATGCGATTTGATCTCGCCCATGTCCGCATCGAGTCCGCGATCACCTTGCGGACCAGTTTGGCCGGTTTCGCCTTTCTCGCCCTATGGACCGGGAAGCAATGCGCGAGATTCCACAGCGACAAGCCGTGCTTCCATTGGTGCCAAGCGCTCCTAAATCAGCGCCTTGACTGACCGCGCCAGTCCCTTGCCAAATTCAACGGGATCGAAATTCACGCGGCTAACTCCTATTCAAATGCTTTTTGCACGTCATAGGCGAAAGCCTTACCGGTCGCCTGGTCTTGGTTCGGATCGGCATTCGCCGGAGGTCCGCTAACAGATGGGTCGGGATTGGCGGTCGGGCGATCAATGACAAACGGATTGGGCAGAGAATCGCGTTTGGCGAGCGCTTCGAGGCTAAAGTTCTGCTGCTGCATATATACCGTATCGCCGCCGGCAATCTTGTCACGATCCATTTCCTCGCGCGCCTCATTGACAGTCAGGATGGAACCCTTGACTCCCTCGCCAAGCGTGCGCATCTATGTCGCCGTATCCATGCGGAACAGACCACGCAAGTCGAGGTCAACGCCTAGTTGTGTGCTGCGCCCGTTGATAGTGACCGCCTCGCCGATGCCAAGACCCTCATCCTGACAAAGCTCGTATTCCTCTATCAAGGATTGCAGGCAGTCCGAATAATAGATCTGATTCAGCACTTCCCCATTTTGATAGGTCGGCATCTGGCCGATACCCACCTTGAACGCTGGAACATGGAAGGCGGCGCAGACCATTTCCGCGGTCATTTTCAACTATTCGATGAGTTGCGCATCGGCGCTCGTCATGACCATCGGTTCATACTTCAAGCCATCGCCGAGTACGGCGATTTTGCCGGAGTTCACACCGGTAAACTTTTCTTCCCATGCCAGTTTTAGGCGGTCCGCGGTTTCTTGTCCAATCTGTCCTGGAGCAGTCAGAACGCCGGACGGGCGCGCACCATTGGCAAAGAAGCTGCGGCTGGAATTCTGGATCGCGATACCCTGCGCAGAAGGTACGCCTGCCGCATATAGCGGCGAGATGCCAACTAATGGATGAAACAAGCAATTCATCCGGTCGTGGATAATTTCCGATGCGGGAACTAGGATTTCTTCCGTAACACCAGAAAGATTGTCCGTGTGAAGCTGATAATAGACCTGACCATCCGGCGCAACGAGTGGCAAAACACGGCGAGCGTCGAGAATGTATTCAGAAACTACAATGCCGCGAGCGTCACGCTCAAGCAGGGCATATGTGTTTCCATAGGTGAGCTTCGACATGGCCCACCATTCCTTAAACTGAATATGGTTCTGGTAGCGATTCGGCTTGCGAATCACAGGCGAGAACGATGGACTCGCCGTTTCTTTCCAGATGTTCCCGCGCTTTTCAACCAAACGGGGCCGGAGTTTTCCGAAATCGTTTGAAATCAATGTGACGCATGCATATGCTGCGTAGTAGGACAGTTGCCCATCTACCGTCTGCGATGCGTTTTGTTGCCATGCGCCGGGAAATGGTTCGCGCACAAGCGGGAGCCAGCCGCGAGAATCCACGGACTAGAGACTGCCGGGTACTGATTTCGCCCTTGTAATTTCCAGTCCAAAAAGACGCATTCGTTACTCCGCAGTCAAATCGCGACGGCGATACTGTCGCTTTGGTAGGCCAGTTCGCGGCGAGATTTCGACGCCATCGGATTCTTCTCCAGATGCCTCGTCATCTGCGGATGGTTCCGTTGAGTCAGTCGTTAATTCCACCAATGCAGCGGTTACCGCCACCTTTTCCGGCGTGAGAGCGGTCGTGATGTACTCCGCATGATTCGACAGCACAAGAAACCGCGCCTCGTGCGCCGAAACCCGCATTTCGCTGCCAACCGCATTACCGCGAAACGCACGAGTAATTTTTATTGGAACTCTGCTCATCATCCCTCCAAAATGGTGCGGCCCCGTTTAGGAGCCGCACCCAATTCAACTTACTCAGCTACCCCAGGTCACCGCGTCGAGATACGACACGGCAGCGCTGCGACGCTTCTGCCAGTTGATGAAACGCTCCGCACGCAGAGCCACGCTGTTCGTCTGGAACATCGAGACGAGCTGCGATTCGGTGCCGGTGCCGCTATTGACGCTCGGCGCATCATCCATCTGCAGCGAAGCCTCACGGCTCGCATCCAGAGTGAAGCCGCCGTCATCGGCCAGCCAGATATCCGAAGCGTTCGCCAAGATGACGAGGCCGCCAGCGGAACCGCCCGTGTTCTTCGCGTATTCCGACACAATGACTGGAATACCGAGCAGCGTGCCACCGTTCATCGAAATGTCGGGGAACGCGCGCTGACCAAGGGCATTGACCATGAGTGACAGGGCCAGGGCCGTAGTCGAAGACATGATATAGACCGCAGTAGTCGGGGCGATGTTTGCCGCAATGAACGGCGCCCAGAGAGCGCGAAGGTCAGCGCGGACATGCGCTTCATCCGAACCGCTGGAGCTGATCGCAGCAACACCATTGGTGATCGACGCCGGAGAGACGTTCGCAACCGCAGCCTTGCCCGGATCGATGAAGTCGATATCCAGACGCTCGCGCAGCGCATCCACCAAGCCATTGCGCACAAGCGCCTCGGCAGACGGATTGCTGAAGCGGATCAGTTCATCCGTGATGACCGAGATCGCGGCCACCTTGGCCCAGGTCAGATTCGTCGCGTTATAATCAAACTTGGTGAGCGGCTTTGGAGCGCCCTGACCAACCCAGTAACCCGCGCCGCCCGAAGTTTGACCAGCAATTCGGACATTGAACGGGATATTACGCAGCGATGGAATCGCACCCTGACCGAACTTGCCAACGATGGTTTGCGGACGCAGATATTCGACGAAATCAGCCGTGAAAATCTGATAGTTGACCAATGGCGAAGCCCACGTCGCATCCGAGGTAGTGCCGGCATTGACGTTGGACTTGATGAGCGATTCAAAGCTCTAGCCCGTCTCGGCCTGGAACTTCAGTGCGTTGACAACGCGATCGGTCTGCGGGATCTGGCTCTTCGCGATATTGAACGCGCGACCGACATCACCTTTGGCTGCAGCCAGACACATTGCATAGCGGGCAAATTCAACGCCCGGCTCAAGCTTCTGTGTATTCTTGACCGTCACACCCTCGCGGGTCTTGCTTGCATCTTCCGACTTTGCGCCGGCAACCGCAACTGCCTTCTCGGCATTGATCTTCTCAAGACGCGTCAGGCGAGCGATATCGCCATCAATGCGCTTGATTTCATTTTCGAGAGTATCGAAAGCTTCGGCCTCGGCCTCATCCATCGAACGATTTTCATCCAACGACTTCTAAGCGAAGGCGTTCATTTCATTGGTCTTGCTGTCACGGGTGGCCTTGAGATCGGCAACCTGTTCAGCGAAAGTCTTACCTGCCATGTTGAATTTCCTTTGGTTGATTTGCGGCCCCGTGGCCCCCGCAACAAAGGGGAGCGATGCCCGCATGTGAATTATTTCTTGAGCGAAACCGCGCCCTTCGGGATTCGTGCCGCTGTCACCAACGGGATTGCATGCTTGATGCGTTTCTGGATTTTCTCTGGAGCGCTATCGAATTCCTTTAGCTTGTCCACGACATCGCGGGATAGTGCTTTATCCATCGATTTGACAGAAGTAATGATCGCTTCTTGATTGCAAGGCACCGAAACCGGGCTAAGCTCATACACCTCGATTTCTTGGTATTCGACGCCCCCGTTGTCATTGAAGGCATATTTAAGCGGACGGAAACCGATGCTTACCGCGCGCACGATGCCAAGCTCGATCTCACCCCACGCCGTATCCAAGCGATCCTTCAGCTCGCAATCCGGCAATCCATCAGACTGCGGGATCGTCGCTGTGAACGGGAGCCCGTTTTTTGTCGCTTTACCGAAGACGGCCTAGCCGATCGGTTCGTCATGCTCATGCTGATGCAGGAGAACGACGGGATTTTGAAACGTCGCACCGAGCGGGTCGATCGTATCGCCAACCCGGTCAACCGCCGGCGTGGTCGCCAAGCCCGTAAACGTGCGCTTCGCGGCATCGATCGATTTGACCTAAAAAACCGAATAGGCGCGGAGATTGTCTGTCATGTCTTCCTCACAATATGAACATCTGAAATTTCTTGCTTTGCTCTGCCTGCAGAGCATTCGCCGCACCAAACGCCATTGTTAATGCCACGGCCGCATCGATCTTGTTGACCGACTTTTGTTTCGCCAGCCATTTGTTGTCCCATTTGTCGCTTTCCGTCACGGCGGACATGATCGCACTCACCAGGACCGGATTGCGCTTGAGGCGAATTCGACCTTCAAGCATTGCATCCTCAAACATGCGCAGTGAACCAGGAAACCAGAGCCCCTCGGCTTCTTTACCCTCTCGCTTTGCTGCATCCATCATTTCTTGCGTTGGCCTGGCCTTCCTCGTGCCGCCTTGCGGATGCTCGACAAAATTGATGTTCAGGCCAAGTTCGGTAGATTCTGTTTCAAATCGGCGGAACGCGTAGCGATCGTATGCCGCCATCCGCACGTTGTAGTCCTATTCGTATTCGACCATCGTTTGCGCGACATGGCGATAGCTGATCGATTCTCCCGGCGGGGCATGGATATGACCTTGCTTCACCCATACCGGAAGATACTCCATTTTGTCGCGATCAGCTCTCGCCTGCACGGTGTCACCCGGCGTCCAAGCTTCAATCCATGCGTCAAACGTTGGCTTACCTTCAGTCGTCTCGCCGGTCCTTACCACGGCGCCCATCGCCGTGATGTCTCGGTTCTGGGAAAGATCAAGTCCGAGAAATATGTCTTTGCCGTGATGCTCGGCAATATCGAAATCAGCCAGCAGCGGTTCTACAACTTCGCGGCTCATCCATGCCGCGTCAGAATCCGTCCACATGCAGAAGTGCAGTCGGAGAATGCCGTTTTGCTTCGCCGGGATGTTCTTTGCCTGCGCGACTACGCTGGAAAGATAATCCTCGGTAATCGTAACGCCGAGCAATGGGTTTGCCTTGGCCCAGCATGACGGATCGTTTAACGCGTCGTCTCCTTCATCCAATGCGCAAACGTATGAGAATGTCGAATCGTCCAGCACATCCCCAATATAGGTTGGGTCAGTTACTGCATCGATATTTCCCGCCGCAACCTTGATCGCCCATTCG